CGACCTCAAAGGTCAGGGTTTCGGAACCCTTGCTGACCCTGAACAGATCGCCGATAGCAAAAACCTGCGGAGCGAGGCCCAGCCGGACGATGTTCTGCACGGCTTTCCAGCTATCAATCGGGTAGTTCTTGCCCGCGATAGCGGCCAGCAGTGCATTGGTCTGGTTCATGGTCTGCTGGAAAGTAGTATCCAGCAGAATAGGTTCTGCGACCTCATCCGCCTGAGTGCTGACCTCTGCCGTGGTCATGGCTTCGTCCTCGGTAGCGGCCTGAGCCGCAGCAGCATTTTTCTTAGTAGCCATTAGGAAACCTCCTTCTTGATCTTGATGCAGAGCTTGCCGTCCTTGATAACAAGGCCCAGACCGTCAATGCTCTGCTGTAACTTGGTGACAGTAGATGTGTCGGCCTTGGACGTTTTCAGCCCTTCCACAGTGCCGTTCAGGGCATTTACGGTGGACGCATTGGCCTTGGATGTTTTCAGCCCTTCCACCGTGGTATTAAGGGTGGACACAGAATCCGTACTTGCCTTACCAGCCAGCGCGGTGTTGGTATCTTTGACAAAGTTCTTGAAATTCTGATCCAGCGTATTAACGGTGCTTTTGTCCGCCTTTCCCGTAGAAAGACCGTCCAGAGTAGACTTCAATGCGGCAGACACAGCGGCTTTCAGGGTAGAAACCTTGATGTTATAGGTTTCACCACTGGACGATACCAGAATCAGGTCATCGTCCGCCGCCTCTGCCAGCGTTGCAAAATCTTGGATTCGTTTATCTGCCATAAAAACCTCCTGTTAAAGATTTTTGCGAAATGATTTAGACAATCATAGGCATCACCGTCCTTTCCTCTTAGCCATCAGGCTTTTTTCTTTGTCACAAAACAGAGCCGTCCACCAACCATTTTATAAGGCCCCATGATGTCCAGCTTCGATTTGATCCCTTCAATTTCGGTATGCACATCGGTAAACTTCTGATCTACCGCAGTTTGCGCATCCGACAGCTCGCTCTTCGTGGTGTAGCCAGCCGCTACGTCCTCCAGAATCTGCTTTTCGGCTTTCTCGGCCCGATCCTTTTCGGCCTTGATCTGATCCGACAGCGCAAGTTCTGCCTGCCCAGCCCGGATGATCTCAGCCTCTAACTGTGCCGCCAGAGTGCCAGTTTCACCGCTGCCGCTGTTGACCTTGTCGGTCAGGTCATCAATCGACTTGTTCACAGACTTGTCGAGGGATGCCAGCGACTGCTGCAACTTCTGGTATTCCTTTTTGTACGGATACTCCACGCTCAACTCCTCGCTGTTCGGGGCGTTGAGATCGGCGCGGAAATCTATATCAAAGGTGAGCGTTTCAACGCACAGAACACTTCGCACGGCATCGCCGATGATGACCTTATCACCCAGCTCTGCCGCCGGGTCAAAGATCGTCTTAGATGCTGTAAACGGGCTGTATGTGATGCCTTTCAGCCGCTCATACAGGTCATTCACGATGTTCTGTGTTAGACAGTCAGAAGAAATATCCAGCACATACCCGGAGTTGTTACCGGCTCCCAGCGTGTCATTGCCCGCCGTAGCAGAGATGCCAGACAGGGTGACAGATGTACCAGTTGTAAGACCGCCGCAGACCACGGGCACATTCAGCACACCATCGGCGGGTACGACCTCGCCGTTAGACCATGCCAGATAATAGCCCTGCGGGGTGATGATCGAGTTGCCGTGTTCATCCGTGATGTGATAGGATGCCACGATGGGGCTTTCCGGGGTTTCGCCGTCGGAATCATCGGCAGAAACAACGGTAGCCCCGCCGTCCTTGTAAACGATGGTGCTACCGTCTGCTGCCTTGATGACGTTGAAATCCTCATCAATCAGGCGGTATGTTTCATCCGCTGCCGATGTCAGAGGGATAAGCCGGAGCAAATTGTCCTCGGTTATGATCCAGTTGCCGCCGTGACAGATCGCAATATCAACCAGTAAAGATTGCATTGTTTTGTCCGCAGACGGTTTCGGAATCATGTAATCCGCCCCGGTATTGATCTTTGTGCGGGGGTCAATTCCGACCTCTAATCGGGCGGCGATGTCCTCTACAACATCAATCATAGGCCGGGGCCATACCAACGCATCATCCGCGCTGGTCAGATACGGAGTATTTGCCATGAGCATAGCGTCATAACAATCCAGCGTTACCAGACCATTGTGCTGGGAATCATCACGCTGATTGATGAAAAACGTGCCAAAGCTGGCCCATTCGCTGTATGCCTCATCGTCAGTGATCCGGGCCATGATCTTGACCGGGCTTTCGATTCGATCCGGGGTCAGCACCGACACGGACAGTGTAGCCGCGATGCAGCTACCTACCGCCATCGGCTGCGCCATCAACTTTCGCACGATTATCGGGGCGGAGATGGTGGTATAATCCTTGCCGCCCGAAACGAGCTTTGCTTCTGTACGAAAGCGGCCACGCGCCGCCAGTTTCGCCCAGAGGTTCGATCTACCTCTCATCCCGTCACCTCTCGATGATGTCAAACGTCACGCCATCGTAGTACGTCTTGCCCTTGATGCTGCGCTGCACACCCTCATTGATGGTGGAGAAATAATAGCTGCTGGTAACGCCGCGATTGACACGGGCATCCAGCAGGGTGATAGAGATGTAGTCCTTACCACCGTACATATCATTCTCCAGCTGCATCATGGTCTTAGCGTCCAAACGGTCAAACGTGACCGACCACTTGCGCTTTGTCGCAAGCCGCGAACGGTACATCAGACCGTCCAGCAGATTGCGTCCGCTGCCGTCAGAATCGACATCGTTCCGGGAGGGTTTCAGCTCAGTAATCAGTTTTGCATAATCGTGACCGTTCACGACAAACATAGGAACCGCCATAGCTCTACGCCCTCCTTTCTTACCCGATCAGCGGGGAACTGCCCTGCGCACGGGTTCTGCGGTTGATTTCCTTAATCACCATATCCGTGATGCCGTTTGCATCCAGATTTACGGTAGCACCGCTGTACTTCTGGATCGCGTCAACAATCGCGGAGGTGGCATTGGTAACGGACTGGATCACGACAGAACCCAGTTCCTCGTTGGACGATGCAATGGTATCGCCCAGTGTAGCCGTGCCGCCGTTTGTCGCTTTCGCGGCGACATCATACGGCATGACCGTGCCAGTTGCAGCCTGCGGAGTGACAAATGCCACCCGGTCTGCGATACTGTTCAGACGGTCAATCAGGGTAGTAAAACTGTCCTCGATCTTGCTAGAGAAATCGGACAGCATACCATCCAACTTGTCCGAAACAACATTCCCGGTGTAATCCAGAGTAGGCGTTTCGGAGCCGATGGTGCTAGTGTCAGCCTGCGCCAACGTGGACTGCGCTGCATCAACCACCTTCTCCATCTGCTGCTGTGTGCCCTTGATAAGATCAGGAGTAGCTGCAACGATGCCGTTTTCGATGCCGGGGGGCAGCATTTCGCCAATCTCATCCCGCATCAGGCGAGAGGGCGAATGGATGCCGAAGAACGACTTAAAGCCGTGTACGATGCCGGAGCCGACTTTCTTCACGCCGTTCCACAGGCCGGATGCGACATTTTTAATGCCATTACCGATGCCCGTAACGATGTTTTTGCCGACATTGACCGCGCCGGAAACCACATTTTTTGCGCCATCCCAGATTCCGCTGACCACATTACCAATGCCCTTGCAAACATTAGTAACGGTATTCTTGATGGCATTAAAGGCATTATTAACGCCATCGCGGAACCAGTCACACTTGTTATAAGCAGTCACTAGACCCGCGCCTAATGCGGCCACACCAGCGATTGCAAGGCCGACAGGCCCGCCCGCCGTGGCAAGTCCGGCCAGCGTAGTACCCAGACCGCCGAGGGCAGTACCCGCCGTAGCTACCGCGCCGGAGAGTGTTGTTCCGATTGTGCCAGCCACACCAGCTGCGCCGGATGCCAGCGCACCCAGACCGCCGCTGACCGTTGCACCGATAGAACCGATGCCCGCGCCGATGGATGTTACCAGACCAGACAGCCCGCCGCCTACGGTGGAGGCAATGCCGCCGAGGGTAGAACCCACAGACCCGGCAATGCTGGACAGTCCGCCGCCGACAGTAGATGCGATGCCAGACAGCCCACCGCTGAATAGCGATCCGAGTTTAGAGAACAGACCCGATGCGCCGGATGCTATGCTAGAGAATCCGTTGCTGAACACCGAGCCGATGTTGGAGAGCATCGACCCCGCATTAGATGCCACGCCGGACAATCCATTGCTGAAAAATCCCTTGACAGAGTTCCAGAGATTTCCTGCATTGGATGCGATGTTGTTGAATCCGTTGCTAAACAAATTCTTGATGCCGTTCAGCAGCCCAGAGGAATTATTCTGGATATTGCCCAGCCCATTCTTGAGCGTGTTCCCCAAATTCTGAATAAACGAGCTGCCGTTCTGAGAAGTTCCGTTAAAGAAATTCTTGAACGTGTTGCCGATATTCTGGAGCGTAGTGCCCATGTTGGTCTGAATGTTTCCAGAACCGCCCTTGAACAGATTCGTGAGCCATTCAATAAACTGACCGCCCCACTGTTTCAGCTGCCCAAAGCCACCCGACAGCAGTTCCAGAATCTTTCCCGGAATGCTGGAGATCAGCGACCAGAGATCGGGCAGACCGCCGTTCACGCCATCCGTGAGGCTGTTCGCTATGCCCTTGCCAGCCTCTACCAGAACATTGGTGTTGCCGGAGGTGGACAGGTTATCTTTCAGCCCGGAGATGATATTCCACGCAGCCTTTGCCATACCGACATATCCCTGTTCCTCATAGCCCTTATTCAGAGCTTCCAGAGAATCAGCGACAAATCCGGTGACGTTGGTACGGAAATTCTTATCCATGCTGTTAAACAGACCCAGTGCAACATTTTTCGCAACGGTAGCCCAGTCACCAGACTGCACTGCATCAATGATGCCCTTAATGTTGGTCAGACCGTCACCGCTGGAAAGTGCATCCGAGATGCGGTTCATGTTGTTTTTCAGAGCATCGACAGTTTCATCCACAAAGCCCTCACCAAGCAGTGTGCCCTTGCCGTCCAATGCGTCATCCGCACCTGTGTAGACCGCCAAACCTAAATCGCCAGCCGCGTCCTCCGCCAGCCCGGAATTGTTGTCTATGCCTTGCGCCACACCCGCATCAAACCAGTAGCCCAGTTCTGCGCCCTCGGTAGATGGAGAGTGGATGCCCAGCGCATCCTTGAATGCGTTAATCAGCCAGTTGGATGCCTTGCCAGCAGCCTCAGACAGCCGTTTCAGCGTGTTCTGGATGCCGTTATAGATGCCGAGAATGACGTTCTTACCAACGCCCAGCCAGTCGATGTCCGTAAACTTCTTCTTAGCCGAATCGCCGATAGTTTTCAGTGCGGCGGGAATCTTCGTCTGGAGAGTGACAAAGCCGTTATAGATGAATCCAATAACAGCCTTACCAGCCGCCAGCCAGTCGATTCCCTTTAGCTTGGTGACGGCGTTGTTTCCAATGGTTTTCAGAGCGTCCGGCAGCTTGGTCTGGAGAGCGACAAAGCCGTTATAGATGAACCCAATAACGGCCTTACCAGCTGCCAGCCAATCAATGCCTTTCAGCTTTGTCACCACATTATCGCCGATGGTCTTGATCGCAGCGGGGAGCTTATCTTTCATCGCAACAAATCCGTTGTAG